AGGAAGGGACTATGCAAGCGAAGTATACACCGGAACAAATGAAAATATTTGTTGGCATGTGGAATAACGGACACACTGCCGCTGAAATAGCTGAGAAGTTGGGCGGTTCGATCAACTCAATCAGACAATTTGCTTGTCGTTACCGCAAAAAGTATGGGCTTGAGAAGCGTGAAGGAGGACATGCTCCGCCTCGTAAAAACTTTGACAAAGCATGGCATGGTGTGATACCCTGTGGTCACTGGATGGTCACGAAAAAGTGGGGTTGAATATTTAATGGATACTTTAATTACATCAGCTATCTTGTTGATTTATGTGGCATTATTAATTACATCTTTTCTAAAGAAAGGAGATGATGAATGAGATGTGTTGCATGTAACTGTCTGTTGACAGACTTTGAGGCGACAAGAAAGTCGTCAGAAACTGAGGAGTTCCTCGATCTTTGCAATGATTGTTACAATCCGATACGCGATCAAGTCAAAGCAGTTGAGCGACATGACCTCATGAGTATTGATGACATTGTTGACACTGAAGATTATTCATGATACACTATTCTCTCTAGAGTTATCTAAGAGATTACTTTATTATTATTATCTTTAGAGTCTTTGTATCTACAAAGGAGACTACAGAGTATGGGTGATTTAGAAATTCCAATTGAAGAGTTCTCTCTTGCGATGGAAGAACACAACAATCACATTATGTTGACAGACTGTTGTGAAATGATTTATCGTTATGGTCTTCATCGTGTACTAACTTCTCTTGCGGATTACTGTTGCGATCCTAAAGAGTCTTATGCACTGATGGTGTTGAGTAAGTACTACAAGGAGAACGAGAGTGGCTTTTGTAAAGATGCACCTACCATGCAATGATTGCGGGTCTAGTGATGCATTGTGTGTAAATGATGACGGATGGACTCATTGCTTCTCCTGTGAGGCACGTAGAGCACCTGAGTCAGACGATTGGGCAGAGCGTAATAGTGAGGTACTGATGCACGCTACAACATACGACAGTGAGCCTATTGGGGCTTGGAACAATGACGACTTATACCGAACGATTATCGACAGAGGTATCAGTCGAGACACCGCCAAGGCGTACAAGTGTATACGTGATGGTGAAGATGGTGTGACTATGTTTGCGTACACAGATGCCAAGGGTAATGTGATTGCTGAGAAGGTACGCTCGCATGACAAGAACTTTTTTATCAACGGTAACTGGAAGGACGCACAGTTCTATGGACAGCACCTGTTCAGTAAGGGTGGTAAGTTCGTTACGATTGTTGAGGGTGAGTTCGATGCGATGGCCGCGTACCAGATGCTTGGGTCTAAGTATCCCGTTGTGTCAGTACGCAATGGTGCAACCTCTGCCGCCAAGGATATACGCAAGCAATACGAGTGGTTTGATTCCTTTGACAACATCGTTATCTGCTTTGACGGCGATGAAGCAGGGCAGAAAGCGGCATCACAGGTAGCAGAGATCTTTGGTGGTAAGGCCAAGGTGTTCAAGCACCTCGATGGCATGAAGGATGCGTGTGATTATCTTCAGCAGAAGAAGATGAAGGAGTTCTCCGACAAGTGGTGGGCATCTGAACAGCATGTACCTGACGGGATCATTGTGGGTAGTAGTCTGTATGATGATGTGATGAAACCTCTTGCACCTGCTGATTGTGTGTATCCTTTTGCAGGGGTAAACGATCTGACCTATGGTATACGCAAGGGTGAGCTAGTCACTATCACTGCAGGATCTGGACTGGGTAAGTCACAGTTTGTGCGTGAGATTGTGTGGCATGTACTCAACAAGACTGAGGACAACCTAGGTCTGATGTTCTTGGAGGAGTCAGTGCGTAAGACAGGTCTATCATTGATGTCTCTTGCGGCTAACCAACCACTCCACTTACCAGACACAGACGCAACCGATGAGGACAAGACTGATGCGTTTAACAGGACACTCGGTACTGACCGTATATATCTGTTCGATCACTTTGGTAGTACCAGTGTTGATAACATTATTAGTCGAGTACGATATCTTGCCAAGGGACTGGGCTGTAGTTATGTATTCCTCGATCATATTAGTATCGTGGTGTCTGCTCAAGCCAGTGGTGATGAACGCAAAGCAATAGACGAGATCATGACCAAGCTACGTATGCTTGTGCAGGAGACAGGTATTGCTTTGATTGTGGTGTCACATCTCAAGCGTCCTGACTCCAAGGGACATGAGGAAGGTGCGGCTACATCTCTTGCTCAACTGCGTGGGTCTGGTTCTATCGCACAGTTATCTGACATGGTGATTGGACTTGAGCGTAATGGTCAGGCTGAAGATGTGCAAGAGCGTAACACTACCCGTGTGCGTGTGCTGAAGAACCGATTCAGTGGCACAACTGGACCTGCAGGTGCATTGCTGTATTCTCGTAACACTGGTAGAATGACTGAGATTAATGAAGAGGAGTTGTAATGAGGGTATTGGTACTCGACATTGAGACCAACCTTGCACACGATACGATATGGTGTTGTGGTTGCCACTATGACAACTACACCTCTATCTACACAGATGCTAAGCACGTACAAGCATTAGTAGATAAAGCCGATGTAGTGGTAGGACATAACATCATAGGGTTTGATGGGCCAGTGTTGTCACGGGTTTGGGGAGTCAAGATTCCCCTCTCCAAAGTCCACGACACTCTGGTCATGTCAAGGCTATGGAATCCACAACTGGAGGGTGGTCATAGTCTACGTGCATGGGGTGAAAGGCTCGGTGATTTCAAGGATGACTTCACTGATTTTGATGGTGGTTACACTGATGAGATGGCTGACTATTGTATGCAGGATGTCAACGTAACCGTGAAACTGTATGACAAGTTGTCAAGAGAACTCAAGGACTACGGTCACTCTGTTGATCTTGAACATCAAGTTGCACACATCATGAAGAAGCAGGAAGACAATGGTTTTAAACTCAATGAGAAAGAAGCTATCTCTTTGTTGGCTACGCTTAAGGATAGGATGGCTTTTATCACTGACCACTTGCAAAATATATTTCCTCCGATTGTGGAAGAGCGTTGGTCAGAGAAGACCGGCAAGCGTCTCAAAGACGGGGTTACCGTATTCAATGTGGGGTCAAGACAACAAATCGCACAGCGTCTTCAGGAGCGTGGCGTTAAGTTTACTAAGAAGACTGAGAAAGGCAGTATCATAGTTGATGAGGGTACACTTAAGGGGATTGATCTACCTGAAGCACAACTGATTGCTGAGTATCTGATGATACAGAAGCGTGTTGGTCTGCTTGATTCATGGATTGATAGCGTTAAGGATGACGGTAGGGTACACGGTAGGGTGATCACTAATGGTGCTGTGACTGGACGCATGACACACCAGAAACCAAACATGGGGCAAATCCCTAGTGTCAACAGTGAGTATGGTGCGGAGTGTCGAGCCTTGTGGATTGTAGAGGAAGGTAATGTTCTCGTTGGTACTGACCTGAGTGGCATAGAACTACGATGCCTAGCTCATTACATGCAAGATGATGAATGGACAGAGGAGTTATTGAATGGAGATATCCATCAGAAGAACGCTGATGCCGCAGGCATTACGAGACCGCAGGCTAAGACTCTCATCTATGCAACCCTTTACGGCGCGGGACCCGCAAAGATTGGTAGTATTGTCGGGGGAGGTGCGCGTGAGGGGCAAGAGGTCTTGTCGCGCTTTTATGCTAACACCCCTGCGTTATCAAGACTTATGGAAAAAGTTAAGAAAGTGGCGAGCAAAGGGTACGTACCCGGGTTGGATGGTAGAAGAATCATTGTTAGATCTGAGCATGCCGCGCTCAACAGCCTCCTTCAAGGTTGCGGGGCTATCATTGCAAAGCAGTGGTGTATTGAAGCACACAAACAATTCAAGCGATTTCGCTTACCTGTGCGACAAGTTGCATTTGTACATGATGAAATTCAAATTGAAACATCGGAGAGAGATGCTCAAGATGTTGCAATGTGGATGACTACTTCTGCGACACACGCAGGAAAAGTCTTGGGGTTTCGGTGTCGCGTTGATGCTGAAAGTAAAATAGGTAACAATTGGTTTGACACACACTGAGTAGTTGTGTTATAATATATGTTCAATTACTTCCTACGGAGAAAAGTATGAGTGATTTATTTAAGATTCAGGACATTGAGTTGTACTGGCCTAGTCTGTATGAGGTGAATCCAACATCTCAAAAGTATCAAGTTGACTTGGTAAACCTCAACCCTAAGCAAGTTGAGAAGCTTGAGAGTCTGGGTGTTGATGTGCGCACCAAGGATGATGAGCGTGGTTTCTTTGTGACATGCAAGTCTAAGTATGAGATCACACCTTACGATACAAGTGGTGAAGCTTTACCTCGCAATATCAAAGTAGGTAATGGCTCCCGTGGTACTGTGATGGTTCAACCATATGCATGGAAAGGACCGACAGGTAACAAAGGTGTCTCTCTTGGTGTCAAGAAGCTGATCGTCACAGACCTTAGCGAATACGTTGAGTCTGATGATAAGTACGAGGATGTAGAAGTACTTTGATCGCACTGATTGATGGTGATATCCTCTGTTACCGCATAGGATTTGCAACACAAGAGGAGTCTCAGGATGTGGCTATCAGGACGATGGCCTCGTTCCTTGAAGATTTAGTTATGTTTGATCTTGATGTTGGGGAGTGGAAGACTTATCTAACTGGCTCATCCAACTATCGACATGACTACGCCATCACAGCACCTTACAAAGGTAACCGTAAGGGTGAGAAACCTACGCATCATGGACTGTTGCGTGAGTATCTTGAACTATCATGGAATGGTAAAGTGTATGAAGGGATTGAGGCTGATGATGCTATTGCAATTGACGCAACAACATATGGAGATGAAAGCATCATCGTGTCTCTTGACAAGGATTTCGATCAAGTGCAGGGATGGCACTACAACTTTGTAAAGAAGGAGAAGTACTACGTTACAGCCGATGAGGGACTGCTTAACTTTTATATGCAGTTCCTTGTTGGTGACCGGATTGATAACATCATTGGTGTCAGGGGTATTGGCCCAGTCAAAGCACGTAAGTTGTTAGAGGATAAGACAGCGCAAGAGATGTTTGATGTTTGTGTTGAAGAGTTAGGCAGTGAAGAACGTGCAATAGAGAATGGAATCCTTTTGTACCTACAAAGAAATCCAGATGAGATATGGAGTCCGCCAAGTGAAAACGCAGTCAGCTAAATCTAAAGGACGTAAGCTACAGCAGTGGACCCGTGATCGAGTACTGGAGACGTATCCACATTTGGAGGAGAATGATGTCAGAAGCACAAGTATGGGTGTTAGCGGCAGTGATCTTCAACTCAGCCCTTTGGCTAGCAAGTCTTTCCCGTTCGATGTCGAATGCAAGTCGCTTGCGAGAGTTGGAGTCTATCGTTATGTTGACCAGTGCAACAATCGAGGCGATGCACAGCCGCTTGTCATCGTTAAAGAAAACAGAAGAAGACCACTCGCAGTCGTTGACGCAGAGTACTTCTTTGAATTACTGAGGAATCAGAAATGAAACACATGGTCATACCTGACACGCAAGTGAAGCCGGGACACCCGACAGATCATCTGCGTTGGGCAGGAGAATATGCCGTTGAGAAGAAGCCTGATGTAATTGTGCATATTGGTGATCACTTTGATCTACCTAGTCTCTCTACCTATGATGTAGGTAAGAAGTCTTTTGAAGGTAGACGCTACATCAATGACATCAACTCAGGTGTTGAGGCAATGCAAGAGTTCCTTGATCCTATTCGTAAGGAACAGGAGAGACTCAAGCGCAACAAGGACAAGCAGTGGAACCCTCGTTTAGTATTTACATTGGGTAACCATGAGTATCGTATTGCTCGTGCTATCAATGCAGATCCTAAGCTAGAAGGTCTCATGTCGTTTGATGATCTGTACTTAACAGAGATGGGATGGGAGGTCTATGATTTCTTACAGCCTGTGGTTATTGATGGTGTCTGTTACAGCCATTATTTTGTTAGTGGTGTTATGGGAAGACCAGTAAGTTCTTCTAACGCACTGATCAACAAGCAACACATGTCTTGTGTCATGGGCCACGTACAGGATCGTAGTATCTCTTACGCTAGACGCGCTGATGGTAAGCGCATTACGGGATTGTTTGCAGGTATCTACTATCAACATGATGAGGACTACTTGAATCCACAGACTAACGGATCATGGTCTGGTATTTGGATGTTGCACGAAGTGATTGAAGGGACGTTCGATGAGATGCCAGTGTCTATTAATTATTTAAGGGAGCGATATGCCTGACTTACATGATATGGCGCGTGAGTATCAACTTGGAGGTACACACTACACCGACAAAGATATACAGCCTTGGGACGCAATGCAGTCATGGATGACTGAGGATCAATTCAAGGGATTCTTAATTGGTAATGTGATCAAATACATTGCTCGTTTTCAAGACAAAGGTGGTGTATTAGATTTGCAAAAGTGCAAACATTATCTTGACAAACTGATTGAAGTATGGTAAAATAGATGTTTACGCTTGAAGAAATTAAGGATAAGCTCAAGCAGTTGGATGAGGTAACTCTGATGGAGACGTTAGAGATTACCTCAGAAGACTTGGTAGATCGGTTCGCTGATCGCATTGAAGAAAAACAAGATACACTGGAGAATGATTTCGATGACTCAACACCTTGGGATAACGATTGATTATGAAAGAGACAATCGCCTTAGTGATCAAGCAAGTACGCTCATGCGTGACTACTATATGCTTGAACATGAAGAGTCTCCTCAGCAGGCTTTCGCACGTGCGGCAGTGGCCTACTGCTACGGGGATCTGGATTTGGCACAACGTATTTATGACTATGCCTCAAAGGGTTGGTTCATGTTTGCGTCTCCTGTCCTTAGTAATGCCCCAGAACCGAATGGAAAGGTTAGTGGGTTGCCTATTAGCTGTTTCCTTACTTACGTGGGGGACAATCTTGATTCTCTTATTGAACATAATGGTGAAGTAGCATGGCTTTCCGTAAAGGGCGGAGGTGTGGGTGGGCATTGGTCAGACGTGAGAGGAGTGAGCGACAAAGCTCCGGGACCGATCCCATTCATGAAAGTAGTGGACGCTCAGATGACAGCGTACAAACAGGGGAAGACACGGAAGGGAAGCTACGCGGCGTACCTAGACGTAAGCCATCCTGATATTGAGGAGTTTATCTCCTTCAAGGTAGCGACTGGTGGTGACATCAATCGCAAATGTTTTAATCTTTTTAATGCAGTGAACATCACTGACGCTTTTATGGAGGCGGTAATCAATGATACAGAATGGAACCTTACAGACCCAAGTACAGGAATTGTCAGAGATACAGTCAAGGCTCGCAAACTTTGGCAACGAATACTTGAAGCTCGCTTCAGAACTGGCAGTCCTTACCTTAACTTTATCGACACAGCCAGACGAAGTTTACCAGAAGCTCAGAGACGGCTTGGACTCACAATTATGGGTAGTAACCTCTGCAATGAAATCCATCTCGCAACAAATGAAGAGCGCACAGCAGTCTGTTGCCTCTCATCAGTCAACCTCGAAAGATACGACGACTGGAAATCAAGCGGCATGGTTGGAGACCTTATCCGATTCTTGGACAACGTGCTTCAATTCTTTGTTGACAACGCACCAGAACAATTATCAAAAGCTGTTTACTCAGCTTACAGAGAACGCTCAGTTGGCCTCGGAGCAATGGGCTTCCACGGCTACCTCCAAGGCAAAGGGATAGCTTGGGAATCTTGGCAGGCCGCTAGTGAAAACTATCAGATGTTTCAAGAGATCAAACAACAGGCTCAATACAGTACGTACCAGTTGGCTATGGAGCGTGGTGAATGCCCTGATGGTAGGGGTACAGGTGTGCGTAACATGCATCTTCTGGCTGTCGCTCCTAACGCTAACAGTAGCATCCTATGCGGTTGCTCTGCCTCTATTGAGCCTCGCATATCTAATTGCTTTGTTCATCGGACGAGAGCAGGATCTCACACGGTTCGTAATCCATACTTGGAGGACCTACTAGATGAGAAAGGAAAGAACACTAAGAAGGTATGGCAAAGTATTCTTGAGAATGAAGGCTCTGTACAGCACTTGGAGTTCCTATCCGACGACGAGAAGGCTACATTTAAGACAGCATTTGAACTCGATCAGGGGTGGGTTGTCGAACACTCAGCCAAAAGACAAGAGTTTATATGTCAGGGGCAGAGTGTTAACGTGTTCTTCCCATCGGGTACTGACAAGGCTATTGTCAATCAAGTACACCTCAAGGCGTGGAAGGAAGGGCTTAAAGGACTATATTATTTACGCACGACTGCAGGTGTTACAGCGGAGAAGGTTGGGACTAAAGTAGATCGTAATGCCCTGAAGGACTTTGAAGATGAGGTATGTGTATCATGTCAGGGGTAACTAAGATACTGGAAAGAATTGAACTGGTCAAAGACGTAGACCCTTTCAATAAACAATTATTAAATGACGCATACGACACAATCATAGAACTGTCCAACAGACTGGACACACTGGAGAGACAAATATATGAGCTTGCAGGAACAGAGCAAAAGTTATAAACCATTCAACTACCCTTGGGCTGTTACGTATGCCACGGAGCATGAGCGTATCCATTGGATTGAAGATGAGCTAGAGTTACAAACAGATGTATCACACTGGAAGTCAGGCGCATTATCGGAGAGCGAGAAGAACCATATCACCCAGATCTTGCGGTTATTTACGCAGACAGACGTGGCGGTTGGAACAAACTATCTTGAGTATTATATTCCCAAGTTCAAGAACAATGAGATTAGAGCCATGCTCACAGCCTTTGCTTCTCGTGAGTTCATCCATCAACGAGCATACGCCTTACTCAATGACACTCTCGGACTACCTGAAGAGGAGTTCACATCGTTCTTAGAGTATCAGCAAATGTCTGCAAAACTGGAGTTCATGTCCGATATTGACGTAAATAGTGTACATGGTACAGCACTTGCAATTGCACGATCAGTATTGAATGAAGGTATGAGTTTGTTCTCAGCATTTGCGATGCTACTGAACTACCAACGCTACGGTAAGATGCCGGGTATGTGTACTGTTGTTGAGTGGTCAGTACGGGATGAGTCACAACACGCAGAGGGGATGGCTAAGTTATTCAGGGAGTATTGTAATGAACATCCACGCATCGTTAATGACGATTTCAAGAAAAGTATTTACGAGATGTTCCGTACTGCAGTCAAACTTGAAGACAAGGTTATTGATCTTGCGTATGAGATGGGTGACTTGGAAGGTCTCACGGCGGCAGATGTCAAGCAGTACATTCGTTATCTCGCAGACAGACGACTATTGCAACTTGGTCTCAAGACAAACTGGAAGGTTAAGGAGAACCCTCTACCGTGGATGGAGGAGATTCTTGGAGGTAGCTCTATGAGTAACTTCTTTGAAAAGCGAGTGACTGATTACAATGCACATGGACTAAAAGGAGATGATTGGGGATGGTAGTACAATTTAGTTGGTGGCACGTCTTTGGATTATCTGTTGAGTCTGTAGAAGCACAGCCTGTATATGGACGACAACGTGGAGAATCAGAAGAGGACACTACAATTTATTTCTTTGATGGGTATATATTCAACATACCATTTTTAAAGATTATGGTTGGTAATGTTTACGGACTTGCTGACGACTGAACCACCCTCCAGTGGATTGCCCTCTTCGGAGGGCTTTTTTTTGTACACTACAAAACTCCGGGTTCAGTCATTAAGTCTTGCAATCCTTTGTTCTTCAGTAATGCAAACATATACCGCTTCTCAAATTCTTTAACACCAATGTTCTTACCGATGAATACTTTCATTGCGGCAGAGCGTCCTGCTCTCATGGTGTCTTTGAATACTCTATCCTTTAGCGAGTTAGGTAGAGTCCTCCAACCCGGTGCGCTAATCATATCTTCAAGCATAGGTGTCACCATCTGCGCTGAGATCTCACGTAGCTGACCTAGTTCATTATTGTTAAGCTTCATATCTGTTTTAATTGTTCTGTCGATCGGAGCATAAGCAACGCCAAGGGTAGCTAATTCTTCTTGTAAGGCTGTCTTGTCCACGTCATCAACAGTCTTAATACCATCCCATACATCAATAATATCTAGCTTACGTGCCTCACCATAGATGCCATACATTAACGGAAGCGACTCTCGAAATCCGGGAATTCGCTGTTGTAGTTTTTCAATGACTGATGTTGCTTGTCTATCCCATGCCTTACCACTTGGTGCATTCTCTGTGTCCATTGAGATAGCAACTGAGTTAAGGAACGCACCGTAAGGTACAACAACTCGACCAAGGTTAGCCGCAATGTTTTGTAGTTCTTGTCCTGAGTTACCCGTTGCCCCTGCTGTTGCAAGGTTGACAATGTTAGACAGTCCCTCCATGAAAGACTTACCCATAATATTCTGAACTAATGATCCATGTGTAGCACTGATATACTTTTCCCACTCATCAATGTTAGGATCTTGTGCGTTCTCAAAGTACTCATCCCACAAACGATACTGGTCACTCATCAAACCAAACACAGTAGAGAGAGGCTCGATCTTACGATAAGATATCCACTGATCTCCAACACGTATTGAGAACTCAGGGATTCCATTAGCTCTCCATGCCTCACGCTCAGCAGGATTTTCAGGCATCTTACCTGTAATTAACCCTTCATCAAACATTGAGTATGCTGTAACAGCCGCGCCAAACCCTAGAAGCTGTCGTCCCATAATCTCACTGGTATCCATCTTTTCGTAACGAGTAGGGCCAATGATGTTACGCAGTTTCTTTAACTCAGAAGCCTCTGCTTTGTTCATGTTAAGTTTGTCACTTAACTCAAGGAAACGAGAGCGTTGAGCATCATCTAGTCTACCTAGATTTACCACGCTAGTTGCTTTCTTATAGAACTTCCCTGCCATATAACCTAAGCCGGGTACAAAAGTTACACCTTCTTTTAGAATGTTGTATGGAGACTTCAAGAATGGGATAGCGAATACAAGGATCTTATGTTCAGCACGATACTTTTGCATCTGTCGTGCCGCACCAAATAACTCTTGTTGGAATGCGTTAAGCTTGGCGTAATCTTGTGCGCGATACATAGCAGACAACTCGCCCATATCTGCATCATCTTTACCTTTAATAAACTTCCATGCTTTTTGAGATTCTACTTCATCTGCTAAGTTGACACCAATGAGCTTGTTCCATTCAGCTAAAGGATCACCCTTAGTACCGTTGTCAGTAATCTCCATTGCTTTACGGAATGCAAGAGCGTTGTACTTCTGTCTACGGAATACAGCTTTCATACCCTCATCAAGGGCCACAATAATACGGGTAGGTAACCGAATAAAGTCTCCACCAAAACGACTTGGGATACCTTGGTTAATATAATCGTATCTGTCTTTTAAGAAAGCATTCAACTCACGAGGACTAGAGTCTTCTGTTAATCCTGCGTTTCGCAACAAAGCACGTAGTTCTTTTTGGTTAAGACCTTTAGTAAAGTCAATGTCAATTGGTAAACCGTTTGCCAATCCTTTGAGTAGAAATGGTACAAACTCTTTGTATCCTTGGATTGCACCAAACAACATAGCTCCTGCGTCTGTAAGAGATTCTTTACCTACTTTAGTAAATGGACCACCTTGCACTAACCCTTGCGATAATCTAACTAAGGGCATCAAGACAGACTGAGTAACACCAGATACAATCTGAATTAACCATGAGGCAGGGTTAGATAACAGCCCTGACACAGCAGTCTCTGCAACAGAATCCATAACAATATCACTTGCAGTTTTTTTACCTGCTAACTCACCTCTTGCGACTGCATCAAGATACTTCTCTCCTACCCGTGGCCCCATAGAGTCAGCCATCTTTTTGCCTTTCATGAAATCAGCGAATACGCTACGGCAAGTTTCCATTAAATACACCTTGTTCCGAATAATTCTGTCATACGAGCTTTTGCAACTTTACCTTTTAGGTTTAACCCAAGAGCTTGCTTCACCCATTTAGAGGCATTTAACATATCAGAGGCTTCTGTTAATGCACCACTAAGCTTCGCGTTGATCATTAATGCAGGGACTGAGCGAGCAATGTGTTCATCGTACAGTGCTTTAGGTATTGCATCAATTGACCCAAACTCTTCTATTAAGTCGTCATATTCTTGAGCGTGTCTTGCAACAATTTCTTGAACATCCTGTTGTACTCTAGCTGACCCCATAATTTGCGTAGCTCCAATATCTCCACGATCAGCCGCAAGAATAAAGTCTTCTACATACTTACCTTCTTCTTCAAGACTGGCAATCCACCGACCTGCCGCATTAATACGCGCTTGTCTGGTACCAGAGCCACGAGTATCACCACGTCCTCTTGCCACATTAGCACCATAACGGAGCTTGTTAAGTGATTGGTACAACTGAGCCGCATAGTTACGAACTGGTCCTGCAGGAAACTCAAACTCAGGGAAAGCTCCTTCTTCTACTTTTGCAGTCATCGGAGAACCCGGAGGTTGATCTGAAGGAAGATACTTGCGAGTCACCATACGAGGCCCAAGCGCACCAGATTGTAGTCTCGCTTTCTCAGACCACTTAAGATTTAACTCATCTGCTGTCTGTAACGGAGACACACGAGCCGCACCAGAGCCTACAACTCTGCGTTGCATAATGTCATCCATAGTAAACTGACGTTGAGGTATTTCAGGAACAGGCTCAGGTTCACCTCTAACAGCCCGTTGAATAACTTGCTTAGAATCTTCTGAAATTTGTTCAAGTGTTTTTGTAACGGGAGTAGAAGCTACTGGTCTTGTAACTGCAGGGCGTACAAAGAAGATTGGCTGTTCCGCTGTCTCTTGAGCTAAATCTGCTTGAGTACGTACCGCTTGCTGTATTGGAGTTTGAGGTTTAACTTGAATGGTTGATAGCTCATCAACTCTTGCTCTACTTGCAGGAGATAATTTATCTATTGCACCCGCGCGTAAGTTTTCAAGATCAAGTCTAGCGGCTTGCGCTTCGTCAGTGTTTTGAGCTAGTTTTTCTTTAAGAATTCTGACTTGTTGTTTATCCGCTTCTAAGTTTTTAGCAACTTGAGAACCACGCTTAGGTTTAGTGCGCTCCATATTAGCAATACGATTTTCAAGCTTTGTAACAAGTTCTTCTGTTGCTTTACGATCACCAGATTTAAGAGCAGGTTGAGCAATTGGGGTTAATTCTTCTTCAAGTTTTACAAGTGCTCTTTCTGGCCCTACGGTAATTGGCTGTGGCTCTGCAGTTTCAGCAACTCTTACTTGAGGAGTCACGGACTCAGCGACATCTTCTAGTACACTGTCAACAGCGTCATCCATTTTCTCAGGAGCAATAGGCTTAGTAATATCAGACGCTGTAATTCGTGACAACGCACCACCTAAAGCACCACCAAATATACCACCAACTGTTGTATTCAGTAAACGACTGTCGCCAAACTCTTCATAGACTGGAGCAGTAGCACCGTAGAGTACACCTGCTGTAGCACCTCTAGCCGCACCAGTAGCAAGTTTACCACCAATAGCAATAGGCTTTAAAAATGCGGCAGGGATTGTAATAGGATCAAGAATAGCACCAACAACATAACCGCCATAACCCGCAACAGGATTCTGTTCTAACTCAACACGGTTTTGAAACTCATCAATGTAGTCTTCTTGTGTTGGCTCACCGCCTAATCCAGTAAGCTGACCAAGCCCTTCAATGGTAGCCTCAAAACCCTCGCCTAGTTGATTAAAGAACACATCACCAGAAGATTTCTCTGGCAATAAAGATGCTCCAAGCTGAAGTAGCTCGGCATCAATCTGTTGCGGAGTATAGTTGTCGGGAAATGAGACTCTCCCAAGAACAGGATGGTTGACTACAATAGCCATATTAACGCTTTCTTCGTGTACGAGGAGGAGAAGAGATAACAGGTTGTTCAGTCATTGTTGTTCCTCTACTCATTTGTCCTTTTCTTCCTAAGTTTGATTGCGTTGATGGCTGTTCTTCTTCAATCGGTGCATAAATAGTACCGGGATCTACAGGAGTAGGCATGTAGTATTCTAAATCTCCTAACCTAACTAACTGGTAGAATTTAGCTTCTTCACCTGCACCAACTTTAACAAACTCTTGTCCACGACTTTCAATGGTTAGGTCTTTACTTCTATCAATTTCGACAGCCCCTTGAGGTAATCCCTTATCATCAACGACTTCTGCAACTGGCATTGAATCACTTAAGAAAGGTTGGAATACTTCTTTTCCTTCTTCATTTGTAACCATTCTACCCTTAGCGGGTTTATACTCAAAACCAGTACGATAGCCTGTAACACGTCCTGCAAGATCTTTAATTTCTTCTTCGACAGGTACTTTAACTAACCCAGTTGTAATGTTTGCATTTTTTTCTGCTTGAGTTAATTGTGCTTCTGCAAGAGTTGCTTGTTTCCTAGCCGCTGTTAATTGTGCCTGACGTAATGTAGATTCGGACTGAGACGCAAGCTCTTCACGTTTCATTTTTTGAGCTTGTTGCTCTCCAAGCTTTGTAAGTTGGTCTTGACTGGTTAATACTTTGCGCTCTCCCGTGTCTTTATCGTAGCGAACGCGAGCGTTGACTGAGACATAATATGTTTGCCCATCAACCGTTACAGGAACAGCTTCAGTTTCTTGTGTTGTCTCGTACCTTCCACGTTTTAACTCAGCTTCTGCCGCTTGTTCTCGTGCTTCTGATGTAGCTCGTTGTTGTGCAGAAGTTTTAAATTCATCGGCTCGACTAAGTAACTGCAAAGCTTCATTTGCAAAACCTGCTTTGTTTAGAATTGATGCGGCCTGAGTCATTTGCTCAGGATTAGTCATATCTACACCTTGCAAAGTTTGTTGTAATCTACGCGCACGTTCTACTTCAGGAGATTCTCCTCCTAATGCGCGTCCTAACATTGTACCAATAGCCATACCAGTTTGCTGATAAGGATCTCTGATTTGTTGTAGCATTTCTGCTTGTTCTTGACGTTGGCGTTCCATAATTTGCTCAGGAGATGCACCGAACATGCTAAGTACTTGATTACGTGTTGCCATTATAAATCCTTATGTCCATACCTGATTAGGAGGTTGTTGAATACCAGTTGGAGTAAAAGCACCTCCACCGCTACCAGTGCTACCAGTATTCCCAGATCCTCCCATAAAGTTAGGATTACTCAACAAGCCAGTCGTAATACCACCAAACAAGCCTGCACGATTCTGGTCATATCCTGCAGCCGCTTGCATAGCTCCTGTGTATGGAGACATCATTAAGTTACCCGCCGCATATGCCGCTGCAGCACGAGCAGTCTCAGCATCTACACCTAGCTTCATCATTTCTGTTTCTGCTTGTTGAATACTTAAACCACCCTTGAGCATAGCACCTGCAAGATTGGCTGTTTGATTAGCTTCTTCGTATGCTTGCGCACGAGATCCTGCCGCAACTTGTGCAAGAGTCTGTTGCTGTGCTTGTCCTAATCCTAATGCATCAGGCTGTACCATACCAGAACCAGTGCCTAATCCTTGAGACTCTCCTGCAAGACGTAAACCTAAACGTCCTGATCCAAACAAACGAGACTGTAAATCAGTTGCTTGCTGTTGAAATGAAGGTTGTAGTAATGCAGCTTGCTCTTTGTAGATCTCTGCCGCACGAGCAGAAGGATCAAATCCTGCAAGTTGCCCGTACATATTACCTGCACCCGCAAGAGATTGATTAACAATATTCTGATATTGAGGTGTCATCTGCGAAACAAGATTACCATATGGCCCTACACCTGCACCACCCATAGAAGATGTTACAGTAACTGGTCTAAAGTATCCTTGCTGACTTGCTTGCTTAGCGGCATCAATAGCTTCTTGAGAAACCTTTTGAGATTTACCGCCTCCAAACATTCCACCAATAATTGATGGTGCGACTGCCGCCGCTATCTGCGCCCAAGGCATTAGAAGTTACTCCCATAAGGTGACCCATACGACATAAACGGATTAAACATACCGTAGTATGGGTTGTATCCAAGATTAAATTGTGGGTAGTTTACCCCACCAACATCAACAGGCATTTGAGGCATTTGAGGCATCATGTAAGGACTAAACATTCCCTGTTGCGGTTGTGCTGTTGGAAGAGGATCAGCATAAGACAATAATCCTTGATCCATCGCACGTTGTAAACGTCTACGTAAAGTAAGTTGATCGCCTTCAGTGTTACCCACAAAATTAGATAAAAACTCTTCACCACGGCCAGTTTGCCCACCACGAGATGTAAATCTAACATCAGTTAAATCTTGATAACTTTTTGGCAGTTCCTGTACAGGGCTACCGTATGGATTGTAGTTACCATATGGAGTCTGAAACATATTTTGATAGGGATTATTTACCCTCTGGCCGCCTTGTTGATTTATACTATTCACAAAAGACGTAGCTGTTGGTCTAAGATTTGCTAAGCTCATGAGATCTGTCCTTCTAATTCACGAATACGATCACGCCAGACTTGACGTTGTGCTTTAACGTCTGTCTTGTCTTGATCGTAGTCATCAAGAGCTACGTAGTCTGTTGCTTGTAGCTTACCCTTCAACTCATTGATCTCTTCTTGTGCAGTTTGCTTAGCCTGTGCCGTTTCAACTTGAGCCAAAAGTTCAGCTTCAGTAGGTTTAGGTGAATCATCAAGCCAGTTAAGACCAGAGTATGCTTCACCACTGAGAATCCACTGTTGATCTGAATATAGTTCTGTCAGTGCTAATTTAATACTCATGCTCCGATCTCCAGTAAAGTAATTGATGAGGCTGCTTTAGATATAAATGTCCCACCAGATGAAACATCATTACGAGCTTTAATTGTATATGTCACAGAGGCAGTTGTAGCAGGTGAATCAAGATAATGTGCAGGGAAAATTACTTGCATTCCAAAGTTGACATAAGTATCTTGAATTTTAATAACTCCGGGAGTATAAATATTAGTTCCATCTCTATCAATATAAAAACTTGTTTGACCTTGGTTAGCACCATTATCAGAAATACTCGAGTACTGATTACAAAGTACAAGAATCTTATTGGAAGAAGAGCTTGGTGTAATAGATGCAGTTGCGCTATCTACATAAGAAGTAGAGTTGGATGTAGTTTGATCGCTTGCTGCATTCCCATAAACTACTTGCAATACTGTACCGCCACTCTTAAATGTATTAAACGTAGAAGTATCTAGCTTAGTTGTAATCGCAGTTTGAATCGCCGCAAACTCATCATCAATCTCTGTACCCTTTACAACTTTGGCGGCATTACCTGTAGGTAGCGAATCCTTTGCCGCAAAGTCTGTTGCTTTAGTATAGTTACTCATTAGAGAATCCTACCTTGTTTAACATATACGTCTATCTTTTGCACTGACAGTTCACCACCGTCAATCTCTGTTTCAAATCCTAATTGAAGAATACTACCGTTACCGCCTGCAGGAATACGTACAGCATCTGCAATGATACCGCTTGTGTACTCATCAATGTTGTACTCTGCTATGTTATACTCAGAAACAGGTACTTCAACGGTACTAGAGGTGTAGCTTGTGTACAAACTGTTGTAGTCAAATGCAGACTTGACAGTAAACGGCTGACCTGATGAAGTGATTAAAGTCACAGCCAGTCGCTTGAGTAGTTTAGTTTGTGTTGGGCTACCCATGTCAAAGTAATTGGTGTAGTACTGCATACGATAGCTCTCACCATTGTCTTGATACCCAAAGTATCTAGCAAGGCCATCGTTGTGTGTCATGTACAATTCACCATCGAACCCAAGCCAACTTGTGAACTCCATGTTGTTCCACACAGTTGCACGAGAGGCTCCATCTTGCAGAGGTGAACGCATATCAAATACATACACTTGCTGAGTAGATGGGAAAGACAATACGTAGAATGCATTAGACTCAGAGTATGCTGACTTGATGTTTGCAACAGTCTCGCTTGTAATCAAGCGTACAATATCATCACGTACATTCTTTGAGATGTCCCGCATTGGCTGAGACTTTTCTTGAATAGTACGGCCTAGTGATCTAACACCAGACTCTGACAGAAAAATAATATCTGTACCTGTATTTTGTACACTGTCTCTTGCAACACACCCAACACCTGAGATCACTTCTACAAGCTGTAAAGTTGCAGGGTCTAAGTATGTTTGACTGGTCTCGCTGTCACCAAAGATAACAATGTTTTCTTTACAGAAGACAATTAAGAATCCGTTATGTGCTCCAAGTGCAATAATTTCATCGTTACCTTTGACAAGAATACTTGACAAATCAAGACTACCTGCTGTGCCTGAGTTCCAACGTGTAGGATCAAGTAGGTCAGTCCAGTAAAGAGTTGTGACATTAGTTGCAGTATCTGCTGTCCAGACTCTTCCATATGCTGATAACGCACAGTTGCCTTCAATAGGTGTACCAGAGGCAGAAGGAGATGCAGAAATATCTAGTATTGAGCCTGTAGCTGTATCAAAGTACAGAGGCTCATAGCCTTTCTGAAACAAGTAAGCCGCATCGTTTAGTGTAACAGCTTGCCAGTTACCTTCCGTAATTGACTGTGATCCTGAATAAGTAACAGGACTTAACGCACCTCCAGAGTAAATATAAAAGTTAGTGTCAGACCAAACACCAAAGTATTCCGTAGCGTCAATGTCGACAAAGCGATGCATACCCTTAAGAGCTACATCAGCCTGTTCAGCTAACAGTGTCCAACCCTTACGTGCGCCTAAGCGACCATAGCGGTCAATCACACAGTTAGTTGCCTCAAGCGCAAAGCCAGAGTCCAGTGTGATACCAGACTCCTGCGTATTAAGCCCGAAGAATCCCGGTGCGGCAATACTAGCTGTTTGTAATGGCTTTGTCATGGAGCCGTCCAGATTAACTCTTCAGGGTGCTTAGCTTGGTCAAGAGACAATGCATCATTCAGTACACGATTTGCTGTAGAATACGCAGACAATGCAGATTGACCACCATCTTCACCACGCTCCTCAACTGCCTTAGCATACGCAAGCATTTCAACAGGCTTTGAGGGACACAACAATACATCAGCTTCATCTGATAAGTCTGCTTGACGATTGACAATGTTAAACCGAATAAGGTACTCGCCGTTTGGTGGTGGAAATACTTCAACGATTGTGTCGCCGTTGTCATCAATACCGTTGAAGCTGTAGTAACGTGGTGCGCCCTGACTAGGATTTGTGTTGAGGTAGTAGTTGTTAAAGTCAGAAGCAGTTTTGTAAGTCATGAACCAGTTGCTAGTGTCGTTAATAACATCTAACATCTTGACATCATCGCCTGCACCTGTTAGCTCATAAGCAAACGCACCTGCTGTAGTAGTAGCAGTCAATGTAGTACGCAACGCAGACCAATCCCAAGCCTGTTCAACTTCGTGCTTGGCATCATTAACAAGCATACCAATCATTGTTGCATATGTTGTTTCATCTATTGTTGCTACTGTACGCTCTCGCAAGCGTTTAAGTACATTGTTTACTAATTGAAGATATGTCATTTGCGTTTACCTACTACCGAGTAAATATTATAGCATACTTTTACTCGTTTGTCAACCCCTACCACTTAACTTTATCTGCCCAGTATGCCGCAGACATTTTACCTTTCTTGATGTTGCGTTGATGACGAGCTTTAAATGATGCACGTTTCTTTTTCATTGCTTCAGACTCACCGGCTTTAGGCTTGCCTGCAGTCTTAGCACCTTGCTCACCAAACCGAATAGTCTTTACTTGATCGCCTTGTTTAGCCACAACAACGTGTGACTTCTTAGGGTGATTAGGAGTACGCTTAGGTTTGTTGTAACCGCTAACTCCTGCACGTTCTAACCGTGGGTCTTTCTTACTTGGCATTACTTACCCTTCTTTTTACACTTACCTGCTTTCTTACAGACGGCAGGACTAGGGCATCCTTTACATGGTTTGAATGTTGACTTACCTGCTTTCTTCATTGCAATTACCACAGCTTGTCTCCTTGGTTTACCTGCTTTGATCTCTGTGCGTATGTTGCTAGAGATTGTCTTTTGACTAGAACCTTTCTTCAGAGGCATTAGAATGAACTCGTTTCTGGAGTTTTCTTTGGCTCTTCAGGAGGTAATGTATATACTGGCCCTTCGTATTTACACTTCATTACACCAGTTGTTTGATCTGGTTTGCATGAGATTGTAGGAGTCTTTTCCTTTTTCTTTGTTGTACCTTTAGCCATTATTTGTAATCCCTAATGTACTCATGAGTGCAAGAGTCTTGTCCACAAGCAGAAGGCTTCTTCTTTTTCTTCTTAGGCATCGGCTTATCTAACCCATGCTTCTTAATAAAGTCTGCATCTTTCTTACGCTCTGCGGCTTCTTTTTGAATACCGCGTTGTACTTGACCCGGATCACGCATAGTTACTTTCCTTTCTTTAGTTTATCTACTACGCTACCAACACCCTTAACACCAAAGGATGCTGAAACAATTAAAAATAATACCTGATGATACCACTCAGGCAAAGTAGTCAATACATCGAACCCTGCTTGTATATGTGGAACCATCTCTGGTATAAACACAAGGATCAGAGGTATGCTGAACACTATCGTTAACCACTCGTCTTTCCACGAGTTCTTGGAAGCCTCTGCCATGATGCGCTCCCAGTCTGCTGTAGACTGCGCCGCTGTTTTTAACGCTGTGGCTTTGGCCTCTGCTGTGGCTTTGGTTGATTCCGCCTTGGCACTGACCCATGTACCTGCCAAGTTCGTGATAGCTGTGACTAACCCAATCATGAGGCATTTCCTGTTACGTCCGTTTGTATACACACTGCTTCGTAGTTGATCTTAGGCTGTGGTGCTGTTGCTATAAAGTATTCACGGGCTTCAAAACACTCATCCATTGTCATGAATGGCCCTTGTGGAAAGACAGCGTAGCCATCAGACTGAATTAGGATTGCAAATAATAACCACATAAGTGACCTACTGTTTACTAAGCCAGTAGAAGATGTATATCACCAAACCGATGGCTGAGAGAATGCTAATGCCCAAACCGATGCTAATACAAATATTAACAATTTGTTCTTTACGTTTAAGTTTTTTGGCTTTCTCAGCTTTCTCTGCGGCTTCACGGCTTTCCTTCATCTTCCTTTGGTAGTCTAACCAATCTGTCCATAACCCGGCTCGCCCTTGCCAGATCATCATTTGTTTCAGAGCATCTTCATATTCTTTGAGTTGCTCTGTTGCCATGAACGCTTCAAGGTCAGACTTATATCCATGCTCATGTGCTTTCTTTTGTATCTCAGCTTTGAGTCCAAAATACTGTGCTAATGCTTCTCCGGCTTCATACAGTTCTTTACCATTGGCGATGGTTTCTTTGATGACACCAAAGGCCGCATTGGCGGCGGCCAGTTCAGCTATCATCTGGGGGTTCCTTCCCCAACAACCTCTGTACTGTCTTAGTTTCGTATATCCTAATTGCTGTCCATACTAAAGTAAACAACGCCGCCATAGGCGGTAGAGCATCTCCTAACGTTCCTACTACAGTGGCTACACTTACTGCGTCCACGATTTGTTTTGTTCCTTCTGTTGCAGTTTGCAGTGGCATCAGAGTGTCTCCGGCCAGTCATTGATTGGTGCGTTACCTGTTGGTTCGTTGTTAGCATCCACAGGAGCGTCATACAGAGCCATAAACTCTGAGTGAGTAGTAGCCCCTGTAATTGCAGTTTCAATCGTTCCTGAAGCAGTACGTACAGCCGCACGGTAGTTTAAGATGTCTGTTGGTGTGACTTCACCAGTCTCCTGTTCACGTACAATGTACCAGTCTGTTGGAGCGAGTAATGAACCTGCTGTTGTCTTAGCCTGTGCAATCGCTACTGACTTCAAACCTTTAGTGACTACTCCGTTGCCGCCTTCGTCTGTCTCGGTCACATCTTCTAAGTTCTTAGGATTACCTGCTGACCAGTAGAAGCGATTATCAAATGGAGCAGGGTCTGCAACCTCTACCCAACCTACAGCAACCTTTTCAGCGTCTGTAGTACGTCCATACCACTGTGCAGGGTATTTAGTGCCTTCAGCGTCTGTCCAACCCCTGCCGGGTTTCATTACTTTACCTTGATATGTCCACATGATAATTACCTTGCGTTTGAATACTTGAATGGTTGTTCTGCGAAAGCTAAGTAGATGAAGTTGTTTCCAGAGCCGTTCACGGTTGCATAATCAATTCTTAGCTTAAATCCATTGGAAAGAATATCCAGATCGTGATTGCCTGAATCTGATTCAGCAGTGCTTTCGTTTGCCTGAACAGTTTTACCCGCTACGTTGAATGTGTTTCTTTCAGCATCCCAAATATACCAATCTGACGTTGCTACGCCTGAATCAGAACGCTTTGCCATAATCCACTTTGGTCTAAACCCTGTGTACACAAACGTGCCATTAGTCGCAGAACCATTACCTGTGTATGACCCCAC